GCCATCCTTCGGCTCATCGACGAAGAGACACGCATTGCCAAACGCGCCCAGCGACTTGTAGCCCTCGTGCATCTGCGCGTAGTAGGCGGCCTTCGGCGCGTTGCGTGCTTGGAAGAGGATGCGGTTCACCTCCTCGAACCACTTCTGCACGCTGGAATCCCGGTTGAGATTCTCGTCGGTGGCCTTGAGCGTGTGCCACTTCTGCGCGCGTGGAGTCAGCATCGACTCCATCGCAGCCGCGAACTTCTCGAGCGCCATCGACGCAGTCGCGTCGAAGATCTTCGTGTTGCGCTTCTCTCCTGGCGCGCGGGTGTTGAGGAACTCGTCGGCGGCCGGCCAAACTCGTTCAGCCACCTCGGTCCAGTGACTGTCCCAGTTCGATCGGCGGCCCTCCAACTCATTCAGCCGGCGCAGGCACTGCTCGACATCCTTCGCCATCTAGTAGCCCCCGGTGAGCCTCGCACCTCGCCCCGGGGACGTTGACCCGCCCGGCACGCCAAGCGGTGAGCCTGACATGATCGTCGAGGCCCGGCCTCCTGCCTGTGCGCGCCGCCGCCGCTCTTCTCGTTGGCGTGCCGCTGCCGACTCCGGGTCTGCAACCGGCTGCGGCGCGGGCGGCTTCGGCGTGCCCGGCTTTCCCACCTCCGCTGCCACTGCGCTTCCCGTTGCGGAAATGATTGCGGCAATGATCGGTGCTGCTGCTTCGCTCATTTCGTCACCTCCTCATCCAAGTAGTTGAGCGCCTCGCGCTGGAGAGCCCAGCCCGCTCGTCAACCTGTTTGCTCTGCTTTTTCGTTTGGGACGCATACCAGTGGCAGTCTTCGCTACGTTCCCGCGGCCCGTCTTGACACCCGTAGCTGCTGCCCCTCTACCTAGCCGCGACTCTTCCGCGCCTCGCGCCGCCTCGGTCTGTCGCGCTCTCGCCCGCCTCTCGCTCTCTTCCGCCGCCTGGCCTCGGTATGATCGTCCCGCCAGCAACGTAGTGCCGCGACCTCCACGCTCTTGGCGTAGCACTTCCGTTGACCGCAGAGAGCCACGTCGCCGCTCCGCATGCTCCTCTTGAGTCACGGACTTTGGCAGTCCGGCGTCTCTGCGTTCCCGCTGGGACTGCTGCTCGACTTCCCTGCGTTCTCCGCGATGTGGCAGCGGCCCCTCGCCCAGCCATCCGTAACCCGTCTCGCGATACAGTGGCGACTCGCCCAACTGACCCGCGATCAGTTGCGCGCCACTGGCAGGGAAATCGTGTCTATCTTCCCAGCTTCCCAGCTTCGCGTTTAGCGTTGTGCCTGGATCTCCGAAGAAGTTCTGGGCCTTACCCTTCAGCCTCGTCGCTCGCATCTCGAACGGGTCTAGCCCGGCCTCTCGGCGGGCGTGCATCCGTCGCACGTTGGCGTGTATGGCATCTTCTGCCACCGTAAACGCCCGGTAGGTGTGTTTGTTGTCCGACTTCATCAGTTGATGCAGGGCACTGCGCTCGGTCAGCGGATTGTTCGTCCACGCATCCAACTCCTCCAGCGTCGAGGGCAGAAGACCAGACAGATCCATACCCTTCAGCCGACCGCCCTTCCACCGGCCTACTGCGCTCGCCACACGCTCGCGCATACGGTCTGCATCGGTCATCAGCGCACCCCGAGGTCGCGGAAGTTTCCGAACTCGCACTCCTGCCAGCCGCGCATCCGAAGGTAGCGACGCATCGCACGCGACGGTAACTCTGAGTTGCCGCCGGGCGAAGCCGCAAACGCCAGCAACCGCTCGGCGCCCAGCAACTCCGCGACCACCTCGACTGCAATCATCGCACGCGGTGAGCCCAACGCGCCCCGCGCCGAAGGCGTCGCACATCCGTGAAGAGCAAGCGTCTTCGGCAGTTCGCAGGACTCGAACCACACCAGCACGTCGTCGCCGTACCGCACCCACGCCGATCGCTCGGCCTCGTCCTCTTCGATGGGCCGCGGGTATCCCCACGCCATCGCTTCCGCTGCCGCCGCGTAGCGATCCTCGGGCAGCACCTCGCGGATGTAGCGGCTCATCGTGTCACCTCGTGCGTCTCGAATGGTGTGAGCGCACGGTCGAAGCGGTAGGTCGCTCGGCTCACGGCCAGATCCACCTCGAGGTGGTCGAAGCGGTCCAGCGCATCTGCCGCTTGCCACGGTCTGCCGCGCTGCGGGTCATCGTAGCCTCGCACCACGCTCGACTCGCTCGGTGCCAGGAAGGCTGGATCGACTCCCTCGCACTCCCTCGCGATGCGCTTCGCCTCGGCTCTTGAGGTCGATGAGTAGGCAGTCCACGGCCCGAGAGTCCAGGGCGAGCTCGCGGTGCAGGCAGTCATAGGATCGCCTGCGTCTGCATGCTGGCGCCATCCCTGTGTCTCGGTGCTGCACGCAGAGCATCGCGGCCTTCGCCGCCACCCATCAGTGCGTACTCGGCCGCCTCGACCGGGTGCGAGTAGGCATTCTTGTCTGGCAGATCCGTGAACCGCTCGGTGCCGGCCAGCTTCATGCGCCGATAGCAGAAGCCGCCCATCAACCCCTTGCGGATCATCTTCGCCTTCGGGCTCACCTGCAGTGCCGGCTTCCCATCCATGCAGATGCGGGTGGCCGGGTTCTGGATCGCTGCACGGCGCAGGTCCGGGTTGTTGCTCGAGCAGGGTTGCGCGGGGATCCCCGCCGCTCGCAGGATGCGGATCGGCGTGTCCTCCGTAGCCTGGCTCTGTGCTCCACCCGAAGGGTCGCACCAGACCTGCACCGACATGCCCGAATAGTTCGCATCGAGGTGACGCTTCAGTGCCGGCCCGAAGATCGCTGCGCTCATGTCCTCACTCGTGAGTTCGTCGAGGATCACGCGGCGGCCATGCTCTTCGATGTGTTGCGTGATGGCTGCCGCAGGCGTGCGACCGAAGTCGATGCCGATGGTGAGCGGGTAGCGGCGATCCGTCTCGATGGGCTCGGCCGTCGTGTGCAGCGAGTCGATGTAGCAGGGATGGACGGGCTTGCCCTCGATGGTGAAGGCGTACTCGTTGGCGAGCATGACGCGGATCCAGTCCTCGGTCTTGCCGGCTAGCCCGCTCAAGTAGTAGCCCTCTGGCAAGTTCTCCAGGTTCTCGGCGTCTGGGTTCTCGACCCACTCACCGTCATGCTCGCCAGGCAAGACACCACCCGGTTGGCGGAAGAACTCCCAGCCCTCGGGCCGCACCTCCTCCGCGAGCTTGTAGTACCAGTGGTCCTCATCGCAGGCATTCGAGTCGCCGATCATTCCGTGCCAGGTTGGCGCCACGCCACCCGAGGCCAGAGACGGGTATCGGCCATGCCGGAGGTCAGCCATGTCGATCACGCTCTTCACCAACTCTTTGCACTCGTTGAACCAGACCGCAGTCACGTTGTACCCGCGCAATTTTCGTACAGCGTCGTCGCGATCCAACGCCAGGAAGATCACCTCGGCCTGGACGCGCGTGCCATCATCCAGATTGAAACCGGCCTTGAACGTCGGCGGCTCGAGGCCCCCATACTTCATCGTGCCGAGATCACCGAAGATCTCCAGGAAGTCCTTCACGGTCGTACCCATCAGGTCCGGGTAGGTGTTGCGAACCGCGAGCCACCTCGACGGTCGTACCCCATCCGGCGACGCCGCCTGCTCTGTCATCTGCTGGAGGATTCTCAGAATCGCGGCGAAGGTCTTGCCGCTACCGAGCGGACCCATGATCCCGGCGAACCGCGAGCGGCATCCCATGAAGCGATTGAGCACCGGGTAGTCCGGGGTGCCCACACTGATCTCGGTCTGGAGCGCCACTAGCCCGCCTTCCGGCTGGTGAAGTCACGGATCACGACCAGCGGCAGATCACCATCGCTCGAGAGCTTCTGCTCGCTGGGGATCAGCTTGCTCACCAAACTCGCGAACGTCCGAGGGTCCGTCTCACGCAGCCCGGCGAAGAACTCCTCGCCACCATCATCGGAATCGGCTTCGAGCGCACGCAGGAGCGCAGCCTTGACCGCTGCCGTGGTCTTGTTCTGCACGCCTGGCTTCCGGCCGCCGGTCTTCTCTCTCCCCTTCTCAAACGGTCTGCCCGGCAGAGGCACCTCCTGCTCTATCCTGCTCTGTCTCAGACAGTTTTCGCGAGACGTGCAGGCGTGTGGTCATACCACTTCAGAACAAAGCCTGCCTCATTTTGTTGCGGAAGTCACGCTCGAGGGAGAAAAGGGAGAAAAGGTGTGTGCTCTCACCCCCGCCCCCAAGGTGATTCTTTGGGATTCGGCGTTACAGAACCGCTGCCGGTGTCGCTCTTAGAGTGTGAGGGGTGTGAGGGGTGTGAGGGGT